ACGATTAACAGAAGAAATTAAGTCGGCGTTGCTTGAAATGCGAGAAAGATCGCTGTCTTCGTCCTTTTGAAGACCGGCCGTAAGAGGCTTGGCTCCCTTGGCTTCTTCTTTTGCTTTAAACAAGTTAATACGATTTTCTTGACGAATAGCTTCAAGTTGAGCCTGACCATCTAATCGGATTTGAGCTAAAGTCGCAGCATTCGCTCCCTGCAAACGAGCGACCTCAAGTCTATTTTCAAGAGTAGCTTTAAGCTCGCGTTCACGATCCTCAGAACGACGAACTGCCTCTTCACGACGAGCCGTCAACTGAGCAGTTTGACGTTGCTTTGCTTCAATTGCCTTCATCATGTCGTCAATGTTTCCACCATAACGGCGAATAACATTGAGCATGTCTTCTTCGGTAGCGTTTTCTGGAAGTTTTGCTAACTCTTCTCGTACTTTTTCTTTACGAGCCGTTTCAGTCTCAAACCTTGCAGCTTCAGCGGTTGTTTTGCGTGTCTTAGCAGCCTGCTCTTGCATTTTTTCTGCTTGCATCGCAGCATCTCGTGCAACTTGAGAATTAATAGAACGAGCAGCATTAGCAAACTGCCTCAACCCTTCAGCAGTGTTCGTATCAAACTGCCCTGCCAACTGACGCAATTGCGAAGCCTGTTCAAGCATCGGGTCACGAACACCCAAGGCACGACCAATGCCGGTGATGCCTTGGTAGATACCAGCAGCCGCCTGGGCCTGAGGATTAAGACTGGCGAACTGGAGAGCACGCTGACGATCAACTTCAGCCTGTGCTTGCTCGGGGCTAAGACCTTGGTTCAGTAAACCAAGAAAAGGATTACTCATCATTCCATCAGCCATTATTAACCTCCGAACAGTTTACCGATTAACTTAGAAACAGGATCGGCCAAAGCTCCAACGATATTAGCATTTTGAACACCACCAACCACGGCAGTCCCACGCTGTAGGTCGGTCAACGCAGCGTTAGAGTAACTCCTCAACAGAGCTTCCGCAGCGGCAGCATTACCGGCACCTAACTGAGCACCAAGGTTCAAGGGCTGCATACCCGCCTGTTCAACACCAGAAGCCTGTTGGAAACCCGTACTGAACGGAACCAGAGCAGCCTGTTGAGCACCATAACCACCCTGCTGGAGATTCAGAGCACCACCAAGCAATCCTTGACCGAAGGTGACCTGTTGCTGACCGGCTTGTTGTGCCTGAGCAGCCAACTGAGCGTTACGCTGTTGCTGTGCGTTGTAGAATGCTTCCATAGCCGGATTAGCAGCGCGAAGACCAGGAGCACCCATCGGAGTAGCGCCAGTAGCGCCCATTGCAAGGCCGCCAGTGCCACGACGGAACTGTTGCGTTTGCAACTGTGCCAGAGCACGCTCATCCTGAGGAGCTAACAGTTCTTGCTGTTGAGCCATAAACCGCTGTGCAGCAGCCTGCGGAGACTCAGCGACATATTGCTGTCCTAAGCCAAACAAGCCTTGAGCAGCTTGATTGACTTGGTTCTGCATGGCTTGCTGCTGCTGTGCCTGTTGCAGTGCTCCGCCGGAGATACCCAACAGAGCTTCCCGCATGGCAGCCACATCGGGAGCTACTTGATAGCCAGCACCCGTCAGACGACCATCAGGGCCATACTGAAAGCCACTACGACCAAAGCGGGTGGTAACACCTACAGGACGGAACTGTGCCTGCTGCTGCGCCATCTGACCAGCTTGCTGCTGTGCAGAAGAAAGCTGATTTAGGTTGTACACATTACCGGCGGTTCCTAGCAATCCGGTCAGTAGTCCGGAAAGATTAAGACCGGCAGCAGGAGCACCACCGGCAGCAGTGAAGCCGGTCTGCATTGCAGCAGGAATCGTACCTAACTGATTGTCGCCCAGTAAAGAGAAACTAGTAGCCATTAGTAGGTACCTCCATCAATGGTACCAGAGAATGTACCAGACAATGTTAGATTAGCCATCACAGTTGTTCCAGTATGAGTTCCGTTGTTAGCATCAGGCTTCGACAGGATTGCAGAAGCAATGTTATTGTATTCGGTATCGATTTCCGTTCCCTTGATGATCTTCGAGGGGTTGCCAGAAACAAGACCGTCTTTGACAGCAAAGTTAGTTGTTTTGGTGTAGTTAGACACTTATGTACCTCTTTATCTTGTTTTACCAACCTTCGTGAAGACATCAATCTTCTGAAGTGAGAAAGGTTTACCGTTTACAGTTGTCTCAAATCCTAGCTGAATAACCTTACCAGCACCGCCGATATTAATTACTCTGTTATCGAAGGCTGATCCACCGTATTCACCGATATTGTACTCGGCAATGTTGTATTCAGCCACAGCAGCGTTAGCCAAGTTAAAGATTCGACTATTGTAGATGTCGGTGTAATCGTAACCAAACTTTAGTGAAATTGGATACCCTCCACCACCAATCGTCGTGATACCGACCTTCTTCATAATCTTTAGTGCCGTGGGTACACCGAAGTCGAAGTAGTTCGTGTAGTATCGTAAATTGTATGTAGCGTCGTCATCCTTGTATGTGTCGTACTTGCCTACATAACCAGGACGACCAAGTAACAAATCTTTGTTCTGTTTGTAGCAGAATGCTGTAGGAAGCAGCCCATCCCAAGTCGTTGCCCGTGCAGCACCATTCTGTAGCGTTACACGGATGTCAAAGCAGTATAGGACACCAGCAGAAGGCAACACTAACAGGTAGAAACCTTCTTTGTCTGAGTGTGTTGCTTTGATGTTAGCTACATTACTCTCAATCGAAATCGCTGCTAACAGGTCATCACGGACATTAGCACTTAGGTCACGCAGCGGAGCAGACTTCTCCTGAATCACTCGCATCAGTGACTTCACGCCACTGTCTGACAGGAAGACAACATCACTGCCTGTGGTCACGATAGAGTCTCTGGCAACACATCCTACGCCAGTGATCGCATCCTGTAAAGACAGGCTTGCAGGGTCTTGTGCGTTAGCGTATATGAGAATCTGCCTACGACCAAACACGATCAGGAAGCCGTTATGAGCAGCTAATCCTACAATCTCATCTGCACCGGCAGGCCATATTTCACTGATGTCTAAGGTTCCAGCAGTTCCAGTAGACAGGACAAAACCACTGAGTAGATCAGAAAACTGAATAGTTGTTTTGTTACTGGTGTTATTGGCTGACCATGTACGACCATAAGCGCTGATAACGCAATTATTATTACTGACAGTTCCAACATAACCAGTCTTCTCCGACACCCTGCGGAATGTCGTGTTTGACACAGCAGGATCAAATATTAGAGGATCATGTCCAGACTGATACAGGTACAGGATACCGTTCAGAGGAGCCATCTGCCAGTTGTCAGAAGTGATCGTTGGGGCTGTTCCACCGCCTCCGTATGTCAGAGTAGTCAGTGTAGAGCCAGACAGCTTAAACAGTTTGTTGTTGCCTGCTGCAATGATGTAAGAGGTACCGTCATTAGCTATTAACTCTCCGATAGCATCAATGCTTTCAGAGCCAAGGTCAACATTACCAGTATGCTGTCTAGTCCATCCTTTTCGTGCTCCGATACGACCAAACTTGTCAATCACACAATTGGCTGCAACCGTGGCAAAGCCAGACTCAAGGGAAACGATAGAGTCTTGGGTGTTTAAACCCATGAATCCTGGCGCAGCAATCGAAGTAGTTAATAACTTTGCTACCATTATACACTCGTCCAGGTTACTTGCTCGTCGTAGCGGTTAGCCTCAAGAGCAATCGCATCCGACAAAGCAAGACGATACTTTTGATACAGTTCACTGAATGACTGTCCACCGTCTTCACCTCGTTCAGCAACAGCGTTAGCGTATGCTAACATCTGCACCAAGTGAGGAGGAACTTTAACCAAGTCACCGTTGGCAGACAGATCAGTCTGAGGAATGTTCAGATTAAACCGCAATGAATATACAGCATCAGGTTGTGGCCAGACACGAACAACATTGTCGTCGTTGCTTACACCGTCAAACGCATAGTAGATCGGAGCAGCATTCTGGACATCAGCGAGATAATACTGTGTATCCAACCAGTCAGGAGACACCTGATACATCGGGACATCTTCAGTCTCATTCATAACCATGTCAACCTTGAATCGTTGACCTGATCCAGTCAAAGTGTATGCTTGTTGTCCAGAGACAGTAGGAACAACAATAGTTTGACTTAAAGCATTCCAAGAATAAGCATCTTCAATTTCACGTTTAGCGTCATTCACTAAAACACCAATCAATGAACTGTAAACAGTATCATTAACAGAAGACACTTCTTGTTCTCTTAAACGAATAAGAACATTGTTAACAAGTTGTAAATAAGTCGTTGCCATTAGTTTTCCTTGGTGTCTTTATAAGCAATCATTGTACTAGAAGTATAAAAAACAGTCAATAGGTGTCTACCCTAGTGTTTCATTCTTACAACAAACTCAGCGATAGCAAACAAGGTAGCCAACAACGCCCAAGCACCCATGCCCATATTCACCCATCGTTCTACCTTACGGTCAACCCTGGCTATGGTCTTGTCAAGTTCTTCTGTCTTGTCCTCAAGGTCGTCAATGCGAACACCTTGAGCATTCTGACGCTCTTCAACGAGAATCAGACGAGTAACAGCATCAGTTAGTTTGTCTACTTTTGTCTCTATTCGTTTCAGATCCTCGTTGAAGCCGTTATCCATGTTACTTCTTAGCCTTCTTCTTGGACATTCCAGACTCGCTGAGGGCGATTGCAATTGCCTGCTTACGGCTCTTGACAACTGGGCCTTTCTTGCCGCTATGTAAGGTACCTTCCTTATACTCTTTCATAACTTTCTCAACTTTACTGGGCTTCTTCATCATAGGTTCCTCGCTAAGTATTCGTACATGTGGTAACAGAGCACAAGAAGGAAAGCAATAGCAAACAGATACAAACCGTTGGTAATCATCTCTTGTTTCCGACGTTTTGCAATCTTTGCTGCTTGCTCCCGTTGTCTTTTGATCTTAATTCGTTCAGACATCATGGACTTGTAGGCTTCCTGTCCATACACACCAGCGATAAGAATATAGAGTTCATATTCCATCTTCTTTAGTCGCTCACGGTGCATTACGATGTCTAATGCTTCCTGCTCAATTGATCCTTTACCAAGAAACTTGCCTTTCTTGAGGTCTTGTTCTTTTTTGGCAGCACTTTCGTTAAAAGATTGGACAGCCGAGTACCATTTACCAAGCTGTCCCGCTACACTTTCTATTTCTTTGCCAGCCTTCACCAGCTTCTGTACGGTATTGAATGCCGTAACAGCTACTCCGAAGGCTGTCACTGGATCAATCACAACATCTCCTTAAGTTACCAGGGTAGTCCCGACACCACAGGAGGATTAGCCATGTCTTGCAGTTGCTTGTCCAGAGCAGCTTCCTTAGCAGCCATTCCGTCAGCGCCCCAGCGGGTCGTAAGCCAGCCTTGTACATCAGCCTCAGTCAGTTCAGCGAAAGGCTTGAAAGAGCCTTCCTCAGTGAACGACTCAGTGCCGTATTGAGAAGCAGTGAATTCACCAGAGGTCTTGGTAACGCTCCAATGAACCACGGTCACGAATCCGTCTACGGACAAGCGATCCATTTGGTTGATGATGATGTTCATTTCAGTTTCCTTTCTTACTTGGCTTCAAGTTGCGCCACACGGGCGCGGAGGGATTGCACTTCTGCGATCAGATTGGCGATGATTTCGGATGCGCTGTAGTCCATTACCTGCATCTGCTCACCGTCTTTCGTGCCAGTGGCAATCTGAGTGCGAGACACTTCTTGGACTTCGTGAGCAATTAAACCGACGAAGGTTGAACCATCAGACTTCCAAGTTCCTTCAACGGGCTTGAGCGCGTCAATGTACGCACCGCTGTTGGCCAAAGGCCCGGTAATGTTCTTCAGTCGATAGTCAGATGAAGTTCCGTATGTCGTGGTTGTAGATGTCGCAGAGATGGTTCCTACGCGGGTTGAGTTGTACTCAAACCCAACAAAGTCCATCGACGATGTGCCGCCTGATGTGCGCGTGAAGATTGAAACTACATCCGCAGCGGTTCCCGAATTGGACACAGCACGGAACAACGATGCCGTTCCGGGGGTGAACGAGAATCCTGCTGCGGTTGTGGATGCAACAGCGGTTTTGCCAACCAACAAATCCCCACCCGACGTAATCCGTGCGCGTTCGGTGCTGTTGGTGTAGAAAGTTAGCACATTTGCGCCGCCGGTCTCTAAAGAAAGACCACCGCTACTAGCAACCACACGCCCACCCAGTGTGTCACCATACTTCAAATCTAAAATGCCACCATTTGTCCCATTGATGGTGATCGCACGGTAATTGCTAACCGTTGTCGGACTGGTAGTACCCACTCCCAAGTCACCGTCAGCATCCAGCGTCATCGCCTGCGTTGTGTCATTGAAGAATTGATGCCCGGTTGTGGCAGCTTTGTAAGCCAGCGCCCCATTGCTGTATAGCATCACAGAACCGGCACCGTAATTTTGAACTTGGAAGCGGCCTGCGGAGGTCTGCACATCAAGTTTCGCACTCGGCGTCACCCCCAGACCGAGGTTGCCGGAGGTGTCAAGGTTCATGTCTACGCTGCTGCCATTGGTGGCAAACAGAATAGACCCAACAGCGCGGATACCAAGATCGTCTGCCGTGCTTCCACTCAAAGTTATAAAGCCGGGAGAACTACCGATGTAACTTTTGACCGTGCCTGATGCGGCAAAACGAACATGTGCGCCGTTCGCGCTTGTGCTGTTGAACAGCGTGTTTGCATCAGTAGCACCACTGGAAACTTCCAGTCTGTACCCCGGCGAAGTCGTCCCAATGCCGAGGTTGCCGGAGGCGTCGAGGGACATGCCAACACCGTTGTTGAAAATGTCCATGCGATTGGTTGTTCCACCAATCATGCGGATGTAGCCCTTGCCAGTTCCGCCTTGAACAAAGCGAACAATGCTGTCAGGCGAATCCATGCGTAGGCCAACAGCAGAGGCGTCATACAACGACAGCTTCTCAGCAGGCGAACTCGTCCCAATGCCCACGTTGATGCCACTTGCTGTGTACAGCGAAGTGGAGGTCAGGCGCATGGCTTCGGTATAACTGTCGCCGAGGCCGAAAATAATATTGCCAACAACAGCCGACGTGGTACGTGATGAAATTAACAGGTCATTTTGAGTAGTGCCTAAAAGCCTACCGGAGCGCGCAATGAATCCCGCATTTGCAAGTGATATATACGCGCCATCACCTGCGGCTGTTGATGAAGATGTAAGACTAAGTGCTGTGCTGCTTGCCGTTGAAACAGTGAGCATAGTCCCATCAAACGTCAGCGCACTCCCCGTGGTCAGCACCTTTGACCCATTGAGGTAGGCCACTCCGTTGGCGGTTCCTCCGTTGATCGTGACCGTCGAGGAAGTGGTCAGGGTGGTGAACGATCCCGTGTTAGGAGTCGTAGCACCAACAGTACCGTTGATGTTGATCGATGCCGTACCAGTCAGGTTCGTGACCGTGCCAGACGAAGGAGTGCCGAGAGCGCCGCCATTGACAACAAAGGCACCGGCGGAGCCAACATTGACACCTAAAGCCGTAGCTACACCGGAGCCAAAGGCAGTAATACCAGTTCCACCATTGGCTACCGCCAGCGTTCCAGTGACGCCGGTAGACAAGGGAAGACCAGTAGCATTCGTCAGCGTGCCGCTGGAGGGCGTACCCAATGCACCGCCGTTGACCACAACAGAGCCAACAGAGCCAACACTGACACCTAAAGCCGTGGCAACATTGGTGCCTAAGCCAGAGATACCGGTGGACACAGGCAAGCCAGTGGCGTTGGTCAGCGTAACTGCGCTAGGCGTGCCCAGGTTAGGCGTGGTCAGGGACGGACTAGCAGCTAATACGATGCCACCAGAGCCAGTAACGGTCTGACCAAGTGCCGTTTGAACACCGGTGCCAAGAGCAGTTAAGCCAGTACCGCCATTGGCAATAGCAACCGTACCAGTCACATTACCGGCATTGCCGCTGATGTTACCAGTGATCTTGCTACCAGCCAATGAAGTGATCCAAGCAGGATCAGCGTAGCTGCCGGTGGTGTACACACCGTTAGTGACCGTAGATGCGTTACCGGTTAAGTTACCAGTAAAGCCACCAGAGGCACTAGCAGTCGTGAATGCAGCCGCAGCAGGCGTAGTTCCACCAATAGCCGTGCCATTAATGGTACCACCAGTAATAGCAACAGCGTTGGCTTCTTGGTTACCCAAGGAACCCACCAACTTGACAACAGCAGCGCTACTGTCCTTGGTGTAGAGTTTCTTGTCAGTTACGTTGACAGCCAACTCGCCCTGCTGCAATGAACCTGCGGCGGGTACGGAAGAGGCTGTGCTACTGTTCTTGGTGATGATCGTTGCCATTTAAGCTCCGTATTTATTTTCGTACCATTGTTGTAACGGGCCTGCTACGTTACGAGGCGTTTCAGGCATATAGGCATTGTAATATTGTTGCACCGCAGCATAGTAGTCCGGGCCAAACTGCGGAGTGGTGCTTCCAATGTTAATGTCAGATGGAGGAACGCTTCCAATGTTTGTTGAAGTTCCGGTACCTGTTCCTCCAAGAGTTCCACCCAAGTTCAATAAACTAAGCAAAGAAAGCAAGTCTGTTAAACTTAAGTTATTATTTGTCGTAGTTGTAGTAGTAGGTTTTACTGTTGTATTTGTAGTTCCAGCAGTAGAACCAACAACAGAACCTAAAATCTCTGTAGGCCTATCCGGCGTCTTATTGTGGCTCAATAAATCTTGACAGATGTATGAATGAGCGTCATTAATTGTGATGAAAACAACCGGGCCTTCTTCATATTGCTCTATGCTTTTAACAGCAAAGCCACTAACAATATCGCCTACCTTTAAGTCTTCTGCCTTCTTCCAGTTATCAACCGAAATAAAGAATTTATGGTTATAACTACCAATAAACTCAGTTCCGTCAAAAACAATTTTAAGACGTTTAACAGATGGAAGAATCTCTTTGTATATTACAGGATAGATACCCCACTCAAGAGTGTTTTCATGCTGTGTTTTTACAAAGTCGCCTTCCTTCAACTCTCCGGCAGGCTTTTTGGTTCCGTCAGCCAGCGTAACTAACATTTCAGGAGAAGGACAGGCTTTGCGATCAGGAGTACCAGTCACTTCTACCTGTTGAGGAACTAAAGTAGGAACAACGGCCCCTACTGCAGAAGAACCGGTTGGTTCGGTTGTTTTTATCTTGGTTTCAGTAACTGGAACTTTTTCTACAGGAAGAGTGTTAAGACCTGTCCCAGCAAGAACACCTAAAACGCTCGGAGCTACTGTAGAAGTTGTCACGCCGCCCAATGTGCCGCCAATGATATTAACAGTTTGGTCGTCATTTGTATTGGTAGAAGTATCGTTAGTTGTCGTATTGACATTTTGTAAGACAGTTCCTAAAGAACTTCCAAGTAACCCACCGCCGAGTGTCCCAAGCCCTGTTCCGGCTGTGTTACCAAGCACATTAACAGTTTGTCCTGCTGTTCCTCCTGTACCGGCGGTTGTTCCTGTATTAATAGTTGCTGTATTGCCTAATGTTGAAGAAACAGAGGATGCAGCAGTAACCGGATCAACACCATAGCTACTAGAAATAATATTGGCTATTTGATCTTGATTAAGACCGGCGGAAGCCAGTTGAGAAATATCGTCAGCAAGCGTTAAATCTAACGCAGTTCCTAAATCTGCTGTCGATCCAAGAGAACCTAATAATGCATCCGCACCGAAAGCAGTTGCACCGCCTAAAGCAGCGGCCCTCAAGGCAGACTCAAGATTGGCGGTGTTAACAAGATTTGTAAGACCAGCGCCAGCAGCAGCCGCGCCAGGAATACCTAAAGCACCTACACCGGCAGGGCCAAGAGCCAGACCAGTACCGGCAGCAATAGCGGCGTTTGCCAGAATACCTAATGCACGGTCTAGGTCAGTCTCCTCAAACCGTGTGCTTAACTGCTCCGTGGCTTGTTGACCGGTAGGTGTAAATCCACCAGCTAAGTATGCGCCAGTAGGTGTCTCAATAATACCTTGGATTGATCCGTCACCTTGGACGTTGTAAGTAACACCGTCTTGAACAAAGCTGCCGACGATTGCGTCAGCGAAGCGAGGATCATTGGCTTTGCCACTAGCGGCTAAAACCTGTTGTGCCTGATCTTCAAGCACCTTACCAGAACTAAATAAGCCTGAAAAGTTTTGAGCAGGTTTTACCTGTTGTGCTGCAAGTTGTTGCAACATCGCCCAGTTATCGTCACGAGGAGCACCAGCAGCCACACGAATCTCTTCATCAGAATATCCCTGTGAAAGCAGATTATTGTACAATGCTGCCTTTTCTGCTGGCGTAGCATTTACAATCTCAGGAGGAATATAGATCGCCATTATGCTTTCCTTATGACTTCAAAGGTGTTGATCGTGCTCATGCTAGAAGCTGCTTCCGACTCTACACGAATCTCATCGCCTTCTTCTAATACAACATAAGCCCCGCCATCAAACTTCAAGAAATTTGTAGGGCTTAACAAATATCCATCTAATACTTTAATCTCGGTAGTGGTGCTCTTATCGTACCAGTACACATCAATAGTTTTATTGTTGCCCGTATGGTTGACCACATAACAGAGGTTCCACAGAGCATAATAACCCGTAGGAACAGTGTAAACAGTGGTCTTTGTCGCGGCTGTTAGGTTGTTACCTACGGATACTTGTCTCATTCTTCGTCTTTCTTAGCAGGACGACCACGCTTCGGTGCAGGCTCTTCTTCTTTGACTTCTTCCTCTTCGACCTTCGTGTAGTCGGGGTGCGTCAGCATTGCCTTGATGTCGTGTTCCATCTCAAACGAATAGATAGAACCGGAATATTTACACATGAATTTCATTCAATTCTCCAATGACAAAAAGGGAAGACCCCCGTAGGAGTCCTCCCTAGTTGTTTACTTAGGCCGGAACAGCCAGAGCAACAGCAGCGCCGTCGCGCAGTTCGTCGCAGCCAAACAGAACGTCAGCCGTGAACAGCGTACCGAGGTACTCTTGCTTGTACTGGGTCTGGGTACGAACACCCATCTGCTCAACCAGAACAGCGAAGTCCTTGTGAGCCAACAAGCAGATACGGGTAGCCGTAGAGCCAGAGGTCGTGTCAGCGTTAGAGGTCACGAACACGGGGATGCCGTACACGTTGCCGATTTCGCCGTTACGAATGGTGTTGTTGCCGCCCTGCTCGCCCACGAAAGCCTGCTCGGTGAAACGAGCAATGCCCATCAGGGTGTTACGGGTGGAAGGGGGAACGATCAGGAAACGACCGTCCATCGGCACATCCTGGTCGTCCAGACGCTGGATCGAACGACGGATAGCGGCGTCGGTCAGAGCGCCAGAACCCGTGTTGGAAGCAGCCACATAAGCCGTCGTGCCGTCAGCACCAGAGAAAGCACCGCTGTAAGCAGCCGTACCGCCACCGCCTTGAACCTTGCGGCCCAGACGGATCAGGGTCGTGTCAACTTGACGGCCCAGAGCGTAGCCAGCGTCGTCCGTGTAGAACTGACGCAGCGACGACAGGGCTTGGGCTTCCACGATGTCTTCGATCAGACGCGAGTATTCCCAGTGTTGGTCGATAGCAACCGTCTTCTCGCCTTCGGTAGCGGCGATCAGGGTCACTTGGCTGCCAGCGGCCTTAGCCGAAGCATCACCACGGGTGGGGGCGGGAATGTGAACGGTGTCACCCTTCTTACCCTTGAAGTTCATCTTCTTGATCAGGTTAGCGGCAACAAGAGACTTCTTGTAAGCAGCAACGATCTCATCACTCCATACCTCCGGAATGAAGGTAGCAGCGGTGGTAACGGTAACGTTATTAGTACCTAAAGGCATTTGATTCTCCTAAAACAAGTTATTTATTTAACCCGCCCTTCAGAGTACGCAGCCATGATTTCAGGTTGTAAGGCTTCGTAACGGGCAGGGTCTGTCATGCGTAGCCGGATAAGGTCGGCACGGCGATAAACTTTCTTAGAAGACTCCCCGGTTCCACTTACATCCACAGCAGCGGCTTTCATCTCGGTCTGTCGAACTTCCTTAGCAGCCGTAACCGCTTCGTTAGTACGAGTGCCTTTGATAGCCTTGAAGGTAGAAATCAACTCATCAGCAGCGTTAAAGTCGTACTGTGCATCAGCCAGTGCGTACATGTTCACGCGCATCGGAGAAGATTTAACCCACGCTGCAAACTCAGGGTCTTGAACCACATTAGCAAAGTCCGGATGCTTCTTAGCCAGTGCTGCTTGCGTCTGTAATTGACGCATTTGCATAGCAGCTTGTTTGGCAGCTAAAACATCAGGATGACTTGCTACAGCCTTTTGAACGGCTAACTTAGGGTCTTCAAAAAAGTCTAATTCGTTTTCTACTTCTGGAGGCTTCTCTTTCTTCTGAGAGAGTTGTTGCTTCAGTAGCTCATCAGCTAATCGTCGAACCTCACCAACCTCCTGTGCCTGACGACCAATAAGCTTTTCAGCCTCTTGGTGCATCGTCACAATCTCCTCAAGACTCTTGCCCTTATACTTATCGGGAATCTTGGGAACTTCTGGTGCAGCGGCTGCTTGAGCCTGCTGTTGTTCTTCTACAGCTTCTAATTCGCTTTGCTGAGACAGGTCTTCATTTTCAATAAGAGCCATACCTAACCTTTCCTGCCCATACGGGTTCTAGGATAATCTAATGCAATCAGGTTATTCGCCGTGAGAGGCGGCCTTCTTGCGTTCTTGTTGCTGTTTCTCCGCCCTCACACGCTCCCATCGGCTGTAAGCACCAGGGAAAGCCCCGGTAATGCCTTCTAGGTTCACGCGAGGGGCAGAAACAACGCGAGTAGCAGTAGTGTCACAGTGGATGCACTTCACGCTACGGATATTGTCGTCAATCAGTTTCTCGAATACGTGTCCGTCTTCGCATACGAATTCAAACATTCGTTTCATTCTTCTTCCTCCAACTGCTTAAAGACTTCCTCGCAGGTTTGCTTGCGTCGTAAGATTAGTTCAAGAATGTCCAACTGGCCTTTCCGGAAGTAAAGGTCTTGTGTGTCCGTTACCAGTGATAAATCGTTGATGCTATCTTTTAATCGTTGCAAGTCTTCTACTAAGTCAGTCCATCCGGGTTGGATGAAGAGAGTAAACTGATTCTCGTAATACTGCTGTAAGGG